TCATACTCAGTCTCTTCTGCTTTTTCAAGTCGGGCTTCCATCTTCTGTAACACATCGGCTACAGCAGACAACCCTAGGGTATTCCCTTCAAGTTGCTTCTGGATTTGCTCCAGTACATCACCATTTTCTGCCATATCTTAACCTCCAATAAAGGTCTCTATTATGTAATTTACATAAAGTTGGTCTAAGCCACCCCCGACTTTATACAAAAAAATATACCGAACAGTAAACTCTGCTCAGTATATTATAATCACGTTATACAAAAATCATACTATAAATATGATTATTCTACAATTTCGGGAACCTTACCACTTGTTATAACCTTCAAGACATCGTTTCTAAGTGCGTAAAGATGTTGCTGTATAAGTTTTTTAACTTTCTCACATTGAGTTCCCTCTGGTAGGGATGCTTCTATAACATCTAAAACTTGCCCCACTGTGCGGGAGTGCCTCGCCATAAGCCATTCTTGATTTTCCGTTACCTGTTCTGCTAGATTCATAAGTCTGTTCCCCTATCTTGCTTTTCCTCTCAGTATATACGACACTTTCTCTTTCGCAGACATGGATGGGAACTGGTTGGCTGCACCCCCCATAATAGACTTTTTCTCTGTCTTTACAGGTTTTTTCACTTCCCTCCAGTACCCTTTAATTACCTTATACTGATTAGTTTTATTATCAAGTTTAGTATAAGGGTCTACCCATTCTGACGAAGTTTCTTTTTCCGTCTGTTGTTTATTATACTCAGATTTCCTAGGAGTTAACTTAGTTGTATTACCCATTGTCGTCACAGTGTACTGTGTTGATAGAAGTTTCTTAGCATTATTATGTATCGTAGCTTTCATGAGAGAGGCTATATTCATTGGCATGGCTAGGTTCCCCACACTTCTGGTAATTCCAATTCAAACTCTGATTCTTCTTCATCATACCTATCAAGATATATTACTTCTTTACCCACCTGACCATGTTGTGGGTGGAAGTACAACACTATCTGCTTAGGTTTTGTAATAACATTGAGGCGACTTATAGTAAACTCATCCCCACCTTTCATTGTACCGCAAATATGCAAACTTCCAGTACCAATATCTATCTCATCGACCCTATGGAAGTGCCCTAATAGAACATCATCAAAGGATGAGGATATATTGAATTCATCATCTGTGAGTAACTGAGTCTTATATTGAAGAACAGATCGGAGTGCAGTGACTGTTCTAAGTATTGTAGCTGTGGCTCCACCCCCGCCAATAGCATCACCATGCATCATGAGTATATTACGATTAGCAATATTACTTACATGACTGGTAGATTTAGGAATCTCAAACTTTATGTTAGATTGGTTTGCACAGAACACCGCAGTCCACTGGTATAGCATGTAATCCCAATCCATGTAACGATCTTTAGATGGTATCTTCCTTGTCATGCGCCCATGGTTTCCTACGACACAAGGTACTCTGATCTCATCAAAGTGGGGTGCTAGGAACATAAGAGCCTGACTAATTATCTTAGCCCCATACATCATCTGCATCATACAGTTATCCACATTGGTACGGGCAAGTTCCTCGTGGATATCACCGGAAATCATATCACCAAGCATAGGGATAACTAACTCGTCTACTTCACAAATATTCCTACGGTATTCGGCAAGGCTCAGGACTTGATTTGTCCATCCCCACATTCTTCTACTAAATAGCTCTATATCATATTCATTTAATCCTATAGTTTGTTCCTTACTAACATTGTCACCAACGTGAGTATCGGTTAGGGGTGCAACCATTACCTGTGCTGCCCTTCCCCTTTTGCCAGAACCCGGTTTTCTAGTAGGGTATTGCCTAGCAGCTTTGAGAGGAGTTACATATCTTTTGATTGTATCTATGAGCACTTCAGATTTAGTAGACTCTTTAATCGCTCGCTCATATAATTTTTTATAGTAAGTTGCTTCAGATTTAAAGGTTACAAGCCTTTTATCTAAACGAATTCTGTCCTTGAGGAGGTCTTCTTCCTCCTCTGGAGCGATGGTGTCTGCCATACTTGCAGCAGCTTCATCTAAAATCATATCCATATCTAAGTCTACAACTTCTCTGTCATACCATCGTTGTATAGTAGACCTATGGAGTTCTATACCATATTCTTCGGCTAACCATCTAGCCATTCCTGTCCATGTCTGCCCAGCTTGTCTTTTACGTATAAGTTCTGGCTTCGCAACTTCTGGAATCATAAATCCCCCTTACCTATTCTTAACTTGTCTACTACTAGTGTACTTCTACAGGTATATCCATGTCAATAGCTTTCATTAAATTAAGTATAGAGCCTTCGGTTTCTAGAGCTTTAGATATATTTTCCATCTTCTCAAAGTTTTTAAATTCAGACTGACCTTTAGCAGGTGTGCCCGGTCTAGTTTTGTGGGCACTGGGACGACTTTTACCTGTCGGAATATCATCTATATAGTTTGATGGAACCCCGCCAGTTCCCGGTCTCCGTCTAGTTGGGTCTAAATCCTTAACAAGAGCATCTTCTACCAACCATGTAGCAAATTCTTGTACAGAAACTGATTTTCTAGTTTGGTTTACCTTCTCTCCTCTAAGGAATCTATCTAGCTTAGTAACTCCGGAAGTTATAGCTTTATCCTTCTCTTTCTTCTTCCCTTTCTTTTTCTTCTTTTTCTTCTTAGCGGTTTGCATTCCCAAGCGTCGTTTAGAATCACCGCCATAGGTATTAGTAAATACTCCGGGGTCAGAGGCTACCGCAACAGTCCCACCACCAGCTAATCCTCCTGCTCCGCCAGCACCACCTGCACCTCCGCCACCCTCTTTCATGAATGCGACTTCCCCAGTATCTTCAGTAGTTTGAGGAAGTACTTCGTCCTCCTTCAACTTGTCTTTCATCGCTTCAGCCATACCTTCTCTGCCAGAAGCAATCCTAGCTGCTTCTCTATCTGCTGCCATAGCTTTAACATTCTTAGCTGCCATATCTGCTATATCTTCGCCTTTGTTTCGTTCTTGGCTCGCTGCTTCTTCCGCTCGTTCCTGCGGACTTAGCCCCCGTCTTTGTTTCTCTAAAAAGTCCTGTAGATCAGTTACCTTACTCATCGTTCATAAAGTCCTCAATTACTGGGTCGGTTTGGGTTACTTCGGATGTAGTGACTTCCGGTGGTCTAGCGAAGGTAGCTTTCTCTACTCTAGATAACCTACCATTGTGTAGATGTGCTACAAAATCATCGTCATTTTGGGAGAACCATAACTTAGACCCATCATCTGATAACTCTTTTACCAATGGGGAAGGATAGCCCTTCTCCAGAAGGTCTTGCATCCACGACTTGGTAGCAAACGTATTATAAAAACTGTTCTTCTGACACCTAGTACATAAGCATGAAGCGTCATGTTTTTCATCAAGTTTATTTGTTTCGTTTTGAACAGCTACCATACTGTTGTCTGGTGTAATCCCACCGAAGATACCCTTATGTTTTCGTTGGTTGCGAGGAATGGATAACTTCATCTGTTGTTGAAGTAGTCCTGCTAATTCGGGAGAGAGTTGTTGTTCTTCTTCGCCACCGCCTTCTTGTTCTTGCGCTGCCTGTTGTTTTGCCATCTCTGCTTGTTCTTCAGCCTGTTCCATCTGCTGCTCTTGTTGTTCTACACCCAACTCCATTTGCTTAGTCTGTGCCTCTATTATCTTAGGCTTACCAGACACTACGAAACGAGCTTCTTCTACATCCACAGATGGGTCTTTCAAATTAACTGTGTAACCCAATTGGGCTAACTGGGCGGCTAACTGTGTTCGCTGTAGAGCAAAACTAATTCTGGTGGCTTCAGCTTTTTCTTCAGGGTTTGGAAGTTCTAATTTCCATTGTGATACATTAAAGGCTCTGAGTATGTGAGGGAATACCTTCTCATGGAATATACGTTGGTCGCCTTCAACTACACGACTCATAACCACAAGTTGCTGTGTCTGTGTGGATAGCCCACCGAACGCTTCCGGAGCACCCTGCCATGCAGGAGTAACACCCCACATAGCCGCTACACGTTCTCTGATCTCCTGACGTACAGGCAGATAGTCCATCTCCTGAAGCGTGTGGAACAAGCGTACCATATCTACTCTACCTCGTTGGTTACGGCTTGACACTGCTACCATAGGTATAAAGTTAGGGTCTGCTTTGACATTGGCGGCTAAGTTAGCTCGCTCTCTACGCAAACTTTCGGGGTCATCTGTATGCACCATGACCATAGATGCTGGCATCTTACGCTCAAAGAAATACCTATAAAGGTTCTTGTCCATACCTATGAGCGTTAGTGCTTTTTCAAATATGGTTAGTATAGGCGACCAACCATAAGTTTCAGTAGGAGAAAACTTTGAGATATGGATTATCTCCTCATCAAATAAATAAATATTAGTTTCCCTGTGGCGGTACCTATACATCACCGCTGCTCGCTCATGCCCCTTACTACATTTTCCCTTTGTCTCAGAAACATCCGACCGATCTATTGGACAAACCCAATGGGAATTTTTAGGTAGTCCTTTATTATCTAGATCAAATTCTATCAATGCGGGATTCAACCTGCGTATTTCCCTAACTTTAGATTTTATAGATTTATCTTTAGTATCTACATAATAATCTTTGACCATATATATAAAAGCATCATCTGTAGAGTTGAGGTCGAAGTGAGCTTGTCTAAGAACTTGCTCTAAACTTTGATCAAATATGTTACAATCATCTATATAAGTTTTGAGTCTTTCAATCTCACCATAGTCTGGGTTCTCTGCATCGGGAACTAGTTGTATCCCCCGGCGAAATACTTCATTAGTTATGTGGTGGAGGGGTGCTCTAATTTCCTCTGCTTGCATCGCAATAGTTTGAATATCCTGAATCAGTTGTTTCCGATACGCCATCTGGTTGCGTATCCAACCATTCACAACTGTCTCAATTCCCAGTGTAGGTGTTCGCCCATCTGAAGATGCCGCTGAAGTATCGTTATAACCTTTAGACATATTCAACCACTCAAGTGTGTTGTGAATATCTCCTAACCCTTTAACCATTTCAGGAACTTCGGGTAAATAGTCTTCTAATTTCATATATTAATCCTTGAGTATCTCATCCATATCGGACATAGCAGCTAGTTTTAATACAGCCCCCAACGCTTGTTGTTTCAATTCAAATGATTCAGTTCGTTGAGCCTTATGTGATAACTCCGCTTTCTCAGTTTGTAGATTTACTATTTGTTCTTGTAAGTCTCTAATTTGAGTATTTAATTCCTCATTACCTAATAGCGACGAAGCGTTCTCTAGAACTCCTAACCTAGATGCTTCTTTCATCAGAGATAAAAAAGCTCCCTCACTCATAACTGTTACTGCGGGGCTAGAATCAGGCACATCCTCGTCAGGTTCTAAGACCTTCAGTGCGTCATGCCATGTATCTAATATACGCCAAGTCCCCGTTTCATCCTGATTAGCTACATACTGTTCTCCACGCTCTCTTAACATATTACCTATAGCCATGCTGTACTCCTTACCTTTAGTCTACTCTTATTATACTACCAATCTACAGTTTTACGCAATATGGCACTTAGACCACCCACATGATTTACATGTTACACAACCACTTTCTTCCACATGATGTGGAGTAGAGCAGCATTCTCCACCTGAAACT